GATGCAGTATACGAAGCAGAAGGATTAGAGATAAAGCTGAGACGAATTACCGAAACAAATGAACCTCTCGCGGGAGACATTCCAATCGTTTACACAAAGAAAACAGATGGAGTACTTCCAGCCTACGATATTCGAACAGACCGGTTTGAAATCGCAAGGGAAGCCATGTCAAAAGTCCAAGAGAGCGAGGTAGCCAAGGAGGCTCAGAGGATGGATGTCTTGAAGCCTGTCGAAAAGGCTCAAGAGATGTCAGAAATCGAGAACAAGGTCGATCCTGACAAATAGGGCAATGGCCTTCGTAAATCGTCATGAGTGAGCCCCCCGCTAAGCGGGGGGTAACTCTCTCGAGCTCACTGCGGTAGACGATTATACATTTATAACAAGAAGGTATCTTGATTTTTTTTAAAAAAAAAAGTGAAAAATGGGAGCACTCTTATCCACACTAGGAGCCATTGGGGCCGGCGCTCAGTCTGTCGGTCAAGTGGCAAGTACCGGAGGTGGTATTCTTGGATTGTTTGGAATCGGAAATAGGAAACGGGCCAAAGACAATTAGAGAACCAAATTAAGCTAAATGAAGCCGCAAATGAATCCAACTACCGTTGGGGCGAGAAAGCGGCGGAAAACGCGTTTAAAAGGCAAATGGAAGCATATGAAAGGTCCTACAAAGACCAATCTTATGCAGCCATGCGAAAGCAAATGGAAGAAGCCGGTCTTTCCGTGGGGCTTATGTATGGCGGAAGCGGCTCCGGAGGAGGCAGCGGATTTATGACTCAGGGACCCATGGGACAAGCTCACGGGGCTAATGCGGGAAAAGCGGATTCTCCGGCGGAACAATGGGCGATGAGAGCCAATCAAATCGAAATGGGCCTAAACCTCGCCAATCTGAAAAAACAAGGAAACGTCCTTGACACTCAAAGTAACAAGAATGCAGCCGAAGCTGAAAAGGCACAAGAGGAGGCCGAAACCGAACGAAAACTGAGGCCAGCAAAAGAGAAAGAACTGTTCTATGTCGGACGAAACGAATACATCGACAACCTCCGAAAGATGTTCGAAGATATGGATTCCGAATCGGAAAGGTGGAGTCTGGATGCATACGACGACTTCTACGGGGACCACTCAATTACTTCGAAACGATTGCCAACGAAAAAGGAAAGCGCAGATATCATCAAGGTTCTTGCCGAATCCGAAGAGAAAAAAGGGCAGGCCGAAAACGCAAGAGCGCTGGCAGGACTCAATACGGAAGCGAAAAGTACCTATTCACCAATGCACTCGCCAACCTGATGCAAGCAAGCGCAGCGGAAATGTCAGGTCAAGCAGCTCTGGTCAACGCAAAAACGAACCAAGCCGCACAAGTACTCCGAGAGCTCTCACTTAAGTACGAGTACGGTGTTGAAGCAACACCGAAATTCTGGATTGACGTGGCAATACGCGGGCTATCAGCCGTCGCAGCCGGAGTCGGTGCGGCTACAGCAGCCGGAAGAATTGGGAAACTACTCGATAAAGCAGGTAACCGCATAAGCAAAACAACAACGCAGCGATACGACAAAAACGGTCGTCCTTTGGGTTCTTCAGAATCATGGCACGAAACGTTCGATCGATCTATCAACAATGCTGGACATCAATAAGGTGTCCTGCGGACGGCATATCGAAAATCGGTATATATGGGGAAAGAGCCAAAGAGACGGCTCTTTCCTTTTTACAGAGGTTTTTGTACGGCCTATCAGCCTTACGGCCGGCCTATATCAGTCTCCACTGTGTTCCGACTGATTAATGGTGTCTTCGACATGTGTTTATATCCTAAATTAATAAGAAACAAGAGGTATCTGCCGAACAAGAAAAACGGTGGACAAATACCATATTGCGATGATGAAAGAAAAAAGATTGTGGCAATTGGCTGCGGGAAGTGTATAGAATGTCGCAAGAAGCGAGCAAACGAATGGAGGGTGAGGTTAATGATTGAACTGAAAAATCATCCTTGCAACGCACATTTCGTAACAATGACCTATAATGACGAATCACTAGCAAAATTTGAACAAGAGGACGCATTAAACGTGGCAAGTCGGAGTATCGAATTATTCCGGAAGCGATGGTATAAAAAATTCAAATGCGGAATTAAACACTTTTTAATATGCGAACTAGGCGGAAACGACTCACAAAGAATGCATCTGCATGGCATAGTGTGGACTGATAAAAGCAAGGAAGAGGTAGAAGAGGTATGGGGGTATGGATTCGTAACTTATGGCGAATTCGTAAACGAGCGAACCGTAAATTATATAGTGAAATACATCTTCAAGGTCGACGAAAAACATCCGGACTTCATGACCAAAATATGGGTATCCAAGGGAATAGGTCAAGAATACGCCAAGAAGGAAGGTGCTAATTTCAACAAATTCAGAGGCCTCAACACGAAAGATTACTACAAGATGCCATCAGGACTAAAAGTCGCACTACCAATCTATCTGCGAAACAAAATATTTGACGACGACGAACGAGAAATCTTATGGATACAAAAACTTAATCAAAAAAAAGATATGTATGCGGGGAAAAAATTGATATATCCACAAAGAAGGGCATCAATCTGTATTTCAAGTGCCTACAATACCATCAAGAGAGAACAGAAGCTTTGGGTTATAGTTCTGACGTTTGGGTAAGAAAGTCCTATAGAAAAAGTTTGGAGAAACTAAATGAAGATAGTATATTTGAAATGTGATTAAAAACAACTAAAAATCAAAACCATGAAAATCTATCAAGTTTTGAAAGTGACAAAAGAAGGTAAGTATCTTGTCAAGACATGTCCTATGTTGAGAAGCGCTATCAACTGGGCGAAAGAAACCGTCGCAAATGCAGATGCTACTCCGGCCGAATACCAGTGTACGTCAAAAAGAAAATTAGAAGACGGCTACTTTTACGTAAGCGTGCGCCTGATGCACGACGGGTACGCGATAGATGCCGAAATATGGAAAACGCAGGTATATCATGAGTAGGCAGGCACTCGGTGAGGCGCTCAAGGATCGCCTCGCCAAAATTCAATTAGAAAAACAGAAAATCCTCGAACAATTATGGAACACAGAGTTCGCAGAACAAAACACACTGGAAAAAATGAGGCGACATGGAATGTTCACCGAAAAGGATAATCTACCACAAGACGACGGTGATTGACGAGGACGGAGTAGTTATTACCAAAGAAGAAATCAATCAATCCATCTACAAGACCGTAAAAACTCACACCGAAAGAAAAACAGACAATCAGGGCCAAACACACGTATACACCATCCGTGTCGTAAAAAAGTATGGTGTTCAATTTAAATTATTCTAACATGAATGAAAAAAGCAAAGATTTTTTTCGAATCCACAGGATGGACGAAAAACAAAACAATCATCGCGGTGATTATGATCATCTGCGCCACGGCGGTCGCGCTGCTTACAAGCTGTAATGCGAAACAATTCGTCAGCCAATCAGCGTCAACGTTCAAAAGCGGAGATACCGTTGTCACAAAAATCACGTATGAACAGGTCGGAACTATCAAAAAGTAAGCCATGAAGAAAGAAACTATCTCTCTATCGCCAAAAAAAAGGGCTAGACGTAGTCGAAAACGAACGAATCGAGGAATCACCCTTCTCTGTCTGCGGGAATAAAGAGCAAGGGTATGTGCTTACCATTGGGAAAAACATGATTTCCAATCGAGTATTCAGCACAAAAGAAGAAGCTACGAGCTATTGCAAGCCCGGAGTAATGACGTGGAATGACCTCTTAATAGCCACGTCGATTATCGCAATGCACGTTATTAACAATCAAAAACACAAAGAAAAATGAAAAAGACACTCGGAGGAGAGAGGTTGGGTTCCGGGAGAAAAATGGCCGTGGAGCTCGAAAACTTCGGTCGAAGTTCAAATAACCTGTCAAAAATCGTGAGAACCGACCAGTCATTCGCAACAATCGTACCTTACTACTGCGAAATAGGACTGACAGGCGACACATTTTATATCAACGAAATCGAATCAATCATCAGAACGCTCCCTACGAACGGACCAATATTCGGGTCGGCGAAGTTCCAAGTAGACGTATTCTGTGTGCCTATCCGACTCTATATGTCTGCGCTGCATAACAACGCATTAGGAATCGGTCTGAAAATGGCTAACATCAAATTACCTAAACTATGGGAACCCGTCGCTCCTAACACAAAAGTCGGAAATGAAAAGACGGACGAATATTTCATCAAACGACTGAACCAATACAATCCATCGTCTCTTCCCGCGTACCTCGGAAAACGAGGATTACCTTTCAACAGAACAAGAGCATCCGGCCAAATCAAAAGGCAGGCACTCTTCGAATTAGCCTACTGGGATATCTACAAGAATTATTACGCCAATAAGCAGGAAGAGATTGGCGTCGTGATAGGACCCAGTCCTAAACTGAAGGTAGGAACGCTGGTTGTCGATACATCCGGGCCGATAACCATATCCTCAAAGGGTATGGCGCTAAACATAACAACACCTAGAACGGTCGCCCTAACTACGATAACTCTGCAATTGACGTTCTCATCGGAGGCGGATGCCACGGAAGTCGGGAAGGGTACGTATCTCGAATTACCCGCAAAAGAATCGACAGCTACACCGTATCGTATCGAACTCTCGGGAGCGACAAAAATCGAAAAGCTCAACAGAACGACCGTAAAATACAGCATATCGATTCCGGCCAACATGTACGTCGTGCCTAACACCAGCGAAAAAAAAGCTGTGATTATCGAAAAATGAAGACAAGGTGAGCAAAATCATCGGTTTCAATACGGCTAACGACATAAAACTAGAGACGATTTCAGCTATCTACTATCGACGACTTGCGAGAGAGATCTCGCACTCCTCGCAGGAAGAATTTATGATTCCGGATTCACTATCGGATACGGCAAATACCCGTTCATAGCACCTCTCTATGACATTCTGGAGACAGAAAGCGGCATTACTGTTTACGGACGAAGCACATCACAATGCGGACTCGGCGTGAGAACCTATCTCTCGGACCGATTCAATAACTGGCTAAACACTGAGTGGATTGATGGGTCGAACGGAATCAACGAAATCACATCAGTCGATGTCACGAGCGGTCTCCTGAGCATGGATGCCTCATTCTGCAGAAAAAAGTCTGGAATATGCTCAATCGGATCGCCGTCTCAGGCGGATCGTACAGAGACTGGCAAGAAGCCGTATATGGAGTGAGAGTAAGTCGGGCCGCAGAAAGCCCAATATATGTTGGGGGATATGCGTCAGAAGTCGTATTCGACGAAGTCGTTAGTACCTCGGCGTTCGAAAGCGGAAATACCGGACAAGAACCACTCGGGTCGCTCGCGGGAAGAGGCCGCGAAACCTCAAAAACGAGGTGGGAAAAACATCAAAATACGATGCGAAGAACCATCCCTCATTATGATTCTCGGGTCAATAGTTCCTAGGGTCGATTATTCTCAGGGAAACAAATGGTGGACGCGCCTCGACACAATGAATGACTTCCACAAACCGAATCTCGATCAGATTGGCTTTCAAGAACTACTCTCTCAGGAAATGCACGGAGAGGCATGGAGATATGATACGAATTACAAAACAACAGACTTCAGCGTAGGAAAACAACCAGCATGGACCGAGTATACCACAGAAGTCAATGAAACATTCGGAGATTTCTCGGCCGGAGAGGCACTCGAATATATGGCCTTCAATAGGTCTTACGAGGTAAACAGTGGAGGGGTAATTGCCGATGCGACTACATACATCGACCCGCAATTATTCAACAAAGCATTCGCCAACTCCAGACTCGATGCAAAAAACTTTTGGGTCCAAATCGGATTCGACGTGATAGGTCGCCGCGTAAAGAGCGCCCGGGAAATTCCTAATCTATAAAAAATGAGAAAAGCAATCTATGCATACAAACCGACACTGAAGGTTGATGCAGTATACGAAGC